ACCTAGGACCTTGAACAAGAGAGCATCGCACACAAGGGATGAGCAATAGTCAACGTTCTGGTCAGGTTGGACAACCCAGATAAGCTCCTTAACGGGGTGGTTAAAGTTGAGCTTAATCTTATTGGAAGATGAACCAACAGACTCATCACCAGTGAATTGGAGCTGGGTGATGAGGTACTCGTGAGGGTTCTGGGCGAATCTGCGTCTCTCGTCAGTGTCCAAGAACACATAGTCAACGTACAAAGAGGCGGCAACGAGCGACTGGTTGTAGGCGATGGCAGCGGGGACGGGGCGGCCGGGGGCATACTGACCAGAAGCCTTGATGGGGTTGGATGAATTGTCGTTGCAAGACAATGTGGTGACAGCCCACAAGCACTCATCAATAGGGCGGATGTCAAGGTTAATCTTGACCTCGTGGTATTGGAGGGCAATCAAGGGGAGAGCCAAACCAGGGTTGGTGCAAAACCAAAATTGGAGGGGGATGTAAAGGGTAGTTTCGGGGAGGGCGTTTCTGGGAGCGCAAACTTGACGGGGAGCCAAGGAATCGCAAGGACCATCAACCTCAGAGAAAGAGGGGTCAGTGATGAAGGTGAGTTGGGTGGTGTTACCAATCATCTTGAAATAACCTCTTTGCTGCTCAGAGGTCATTGTGAGCTGGTTCCAGATGTGCATCCAGTCACCATATTGACGGTCAATTCTTTGGCCACCAATCTCAACCTCAACTTGGGCAATGAGTTGCTCACCGGGGAAGTCCAACCAACGGGCATAGACACCCGAGCCGGAGCCAACAGCGAATGAAGCAATGCCCATGAGCTGGTTAATCTCAGGAAGAGTGACTTGCAAGTATGTTCTGTAAGCAAGGTCACCATTTCTGGAGATAACGCATTGAACTCTGCGTCCGAAATCGGCTTGGCCGTTGAAAGTTTGCTCAATCGATTCGATGGCAAAGTTAGTATATCTTCTGTAAGTGACCTTCCAGAAAGTAATTTGAGGATTACCTGTAAGGTAAACATCTTGAGCACCATAAGCTACGAGTTGCATAAGTCCGCCTCCCATTTTATATTATTCCTAAAGAAAATAATTTTTTGAATTCTAATTTAATTAAATTTTAACAACAATTCAAATCTAATTAAATACCTACACTATTATTTTAATATATTATTAATGTTTACATTCTCCTTCATGAATATGGACAAATATAGCTCATCAAATACTTCTTTTTTCCCTTCGTGATTTTTTGTAAAAATATAAGAATCTTTTCTTTTCTTAATAGACCAACCATTTTCTAAAGCATTGTATAAAAATACCATTTTTTGAAATTTTATTTTATCTACTTCCAAGTCTAATTGCTCGTTATTATTTTTAGTTATCTTAATATCAATACCCATGTCCATCTCTATTATGATAACTATTGAAACAATAATTAATCTTTAAACTTATATAAAATGAGTTTTCTTAATATTCATTTCTTTCAAATTACATTTTCTTTTTAAAAAATAAATACTTTCACCAAATATCTAATTAAATAAATTTTAATAATTATAATATAAGTATTAAAATATGCCATCATTCAAACCAAAAGCTAATAAAAAAATAAAGGTCTGTAAACGATATTCTACCACATTAGATGGCAAACACAAGGAGATTATGGCTGATTTTTCAAAAGATGAGTTTGATATTATTCCTAGATTAAAAGAGGAAAAACAGCAATTAATAGTTAAATTATCTGAGTCAAAATTACAGATTGAACAAATTATGGAAATCAAAGACCGTATCAAGGAAATCAAGGAAAATATTAGGGCAATTAAAGAAAGGAAAAATGATTATTTCTTAGAAAATTCTAAATATATTTTTGAATATTTTGAAAATAAGAAAAATATTGACAACAAATCAGAAACAAATGAGTCATCGGTTAGCAGTAAAAATCAAATACTTTTCAACTTCTTTAAGATTCAGCAGCCAGAAAAAGAATCATCGGCAAATGATAATATTAATAAAAATGTTGTTCAGAAATATTTGTGCAATATAGATGAATCTTTTATTGATATGAATTCATTTGTAAAACAGACTGATGTTTGTCAAAGCTGTTATAAAGGCGAATTGATTCCATTAGACGACGAAGGTGTCTTAATTTGCAACCTTTGTGCTGTTAGTATACCTTATTTAATTGAAAACGAAAAACCATCTTATAAAGAGCCACCTAAGGAAGTTTGTTTCTATGCTTATAAAAAGATTAATCATTTTAAGGAAATTCTTGCGCAATTTCAAGGTAAGGAAACAACGCAAATACCTGAAGATGTTATTGAACAAATTAATCAACAAATTAAAAAGGAGCGCATAAAATTAGAACAACTAACACATTATAAAACTAAGGAAATTTTGAAGAAGTTGGGGTTTAATAAATATTATGAACATATCGCATTTATTAAAAATAAATTGGGATTAAAACCACCTGTATTTAGTCCTGAATTAGAAGAAATATTATGCAGTTTGTTTATGGAAATTCAGTCTCCATATTCAAAGACTTGTCCAGATTATCGTGTAAATTTTTTGAATTACTATTATGTATTGTATAAATTTTGCGAATTACTTGGCGAAGACCAATATTTGGCTGATATTCCTATGTTAAAAGATAGAGAGAAGCTTATTGAACAGGATGAGACTTGGAAGAAGATGTGTGTTGAATTGGATTGGGAATATATTGCAACTGTTTAACGACGTCTTCTTATTCTTCTTTTTCGGCCCCCCTTCTTATTTTTATTCTTTTCAAGGTCTCCATGTCTCACAGTTTTCGCAAGAGGATTCGGAAGGTCTCCATGTCTCACAGTTTTCGCAAGAGGATTCGGAAGGTCTCCATGTCTCACAGTTTTCGCAAGAGGATTCGGAAGGTCTCCATGTCTCACAGTTTTCGCAAGGGGATTCGGAAGGTCTCCATGTCTCACAGTTTTCGCAAGGGGATTCGGAAGGTCTCCATGTCTCACAGTTTTCGCAAGGGGATTTATAGCTTTTTTAGAACCAGAACTAGAACTGCTGGATTTAGACCTAGACCTAGATTTAGACCTAGATTTAGACCTTGGAGAAACCTGCAAATCTGCTAATGATAATCTATCCATAATATATATTTATTGAGAATATATATTATTTTTATTAATAATTATTTGGCTCTTAGCTACTATTTCATATGCGCAAAACATTTCATAACTTCGTGAAAAAGGTGGATTTAAAGACCACCGGGGAAGCCAACCAAGTTGGCACCGATTCCAAATCCAGCACCTGTGCGCGCCGAAACACCCATACTAGGAATATATGTGTCCAATATAGCAAAAGTTGCAGCCGCGGTCAACGCAAGCAATATAATTTCCTCCATATTCAAGGACTTCTTGGGAATAGCAAAAGCCGCAATAGCAACCATCAAACCCTCAATTAAATATTTAACAATACGCTTAACAAGTTCAGCAAAATCAAACATAGCCATTTTGTTTATATAATTTAAAAAGAAAAAAATATAATTTGTTATAAATATAATATTTTACAAAATTAAAACTTAAAACGAACAACTAACTAAATATATATAATGAGTGGAAAATCCAAATCTAATGTCTCCAAGAAGTTTGCCTTTGAAAGAAAACAGAGAACCGATGGGTCGCCGAATCCTAAATATGTTGACTTATTAGAGCTTGATAAGCCTATTGCTGGTCAACAATTTGGTTGTTTCTCTTTTATTACTCCTGAGAAAATTTTGAAGCAGAAGGAAATGTTCTTTTTTGAATCATTCCTAAAGAAGTGGGAATTTTCAAAGTCTATGGAGAAATTTCACCAATTTATTAATTTTGTTTCTTACAAATACAAGCTGAATTTTGAGGATGTTATGAAGGATTACGAGGGATTTGTTACTGAGGAGCGTGAGAACATCATCAGTTCTTCTATTGAAGACGATTACAAGACCTTCTTGGATAAGAATGAAGATGACCTTGAGAAACAGTTTAGTATTAAGCACAACTTCCAGACGTCTGTCAGAGGATTCAAGTCTAGAGGCAATTTTCAGACGCAAGAGGAGGCTGAAATGCGTGCTAAATTGTTGCGAGAGACTGACCCTAGTTTTGACGTTTTTGTTGGCCCGGTTGGCCAGTGGTTGTGTTGGGACCCTGAGGCATACAAGACTGGTCGTGTTGAGTATATGGAGGAGGAGCTTAACCAGCTTGCACAGGAGAAGCAGAAGAATGAATCTGTCGCAAAGTCCGCATTTGAGCAACGTGTTAAGGAGACCAAGCAGAAGGCAATTGATGACAATAAGAAGAATGCCGAGAAGCATGGTAGCTCATTGACTCAGGATATTGATAAGGACGGTAATTTGGTTGGCGTTTCTAACAGTCAAGAGGCTAAGTTATCCGGCTCTGAGAGTATTTCGGTGGCAGATATTCGCAGTGAGCTCTTTGATGGTGAAAATATTGTGATGGGACAGTCTGATTATGGTAGGTCAGAATTACTCAGTGGACCTTTTGCTCTTTCTAAGAATGAAGCTGGAGAGATGGACCGTGTTGATTAAACGTGGTAGTTATGAAATTTTATAAATTATATACATTAATTTATAAAAATAAAGTACTTTTAATAAGAGAAAGCAAGAGTTATAAAACAAGATTTACCACTTTGTCTTTTTTACCGCGATTTTGGGTCCCTGACCACGTTTCTTCACGTTATTCGGGTCATATTGCTCCTCTTCGTCTTCATCATTGATTGATTTGGATAGCTCCCAGAACTCTTTGGACCCTAATCTGAAGTCATTGTGTGCATCTGCCTTATACCAAAACACTT